TCGTTAATTGTAATGATAATTTTGAGATTACGGACGATATTGTGTTTGATTGACAAGCAATTCGTTCAAAAGGTAACCGGGTAACCCAGGTAACCTTTGATTCTGCATATATATATTCAAGTATTTATATGTACATATTGAGTATAAAAGTTTCCCTATATGAGAAAGTCAGGGTTACTCGGTTACCCGGTTACCATGCAGTAAAATCAAGGGTTTGCGGATTTTTGGACGGTTACGTTTCGGTTACTGACGGTTACTTATATTATGCACCTATTATATATAATATAAATAATTTTTAAAAATTAATAGGACGTATACAGTGTACAGTATATTGTATACAAAAAGGATGTGAGGATTTGAAAGTAGAAGCTAAAGATATTCCTATCATACAAAAATTTATGACAGAATACTGGAAAGCTATAAAAGAGTTCTACTCAGCAGAGCTTACAGACGAATATTCCAGCAAAGTCTATGATACCTGTACAGGACTGGGGGAACTGGCAGGGGCGTGTCCGGACGAGAGTGACAAGCAGTTCTTGCTTGACAACATAAGAGCTTTTCATAGACTTCTTAATTCTAAACAGAGGGGAATGAGAAAAAATGTACAAACAGAAGTATAAAGAAGGTCAGCAGATCCACAAAGACATATATCTGTACATCTGCCGGTATATCAAAGAACATCGGTACGCACCGTCTTATAAAGAGATTGCTGACGGCGTCGGCGTATCAAACGCCACGGTGCTTCGCCACATGGATATGCTGCGAACAGATGGGCTGATCGAAACAGATCACCCGAAGACACCGAGAGCATTCCGATTGACAGGATATGAATTCGTGACAAGGAGGAAGAAGCATGAAACTATATGAGCTGTTCAAAGGTGCTGAGTACGTTGGAGAATTTACGCTTGACGAGATCGCAAGCATCACAGGAGCGCATCGAAGCGCACTACTCAACAGCGTGGCGCGCGGTGTCCTTGTAAATGACTTGTGGGACGTTTCTCCGGCTTATGATCGGACTTTAAACCGAAATGACGACAATTCATTGCTTAAGCAGTTTGAAGCTGTTACGGGGCAGATTAGGAGGCGCGTGAAGCGTGAGTAATAAGCTTAAAGCAAAGCCACGAAAGCAGAGATTTCCTCTAGCTCAGTCCAACCAGGCAGCTCAGGCGTTTGGACGAGCAATGGTTAACTGCCATAGCCAGATCAAAAGCATGGAGAAAGAAGCTTATGAGAATGGATTCAATGATGGAGAAGATTGGGCTGATACAATTAACGTCGTTACTACAATGATGGCTCTGAGACGTTTATATGGCTTTTCTACGAAGCGTTTGCTCACAGTCATGCAGACTGCTAATGATTACGTTAAAATGGCAAATAGGGGCGAAATGAGCGTTCTGAGCATGATACAGGACATTGAAGAGAACACAGATGTAAGATTTGACGAGATGAATAAGAATCTGGTTAAGAAGATGGGAGTTTAAATGAAAGAAATAAATTATAAATCCGAAACAATCAAATTAAGTCAGTCCCTAAACAAAAAAGAACTGGCTATGTGGCAAAGCCTTAGCGATATGTACAGAGTATTTGGAACTAATACGAAAGAAATACGAATACCATTATCGCATTTACATAAAACCATGTATTCAAAGACAGAAACGGAATCTGACATTGAAAAGATGATGGACAAATTATTATTTGTCGGAGTTTTTCCAGAGAATCCAATGAATTTTAGCGGACTTGTCAGTGGACACCTAGTTAGCGGTTCAAAAGTCGAATTTGTTTCGGAAACTGGAAAAAGATATGTCTATTATTACATAGAAAAAGTGTTTAATCCAGACCTTTTGTATGAAAATGAGATTCCATGTACCACTGCACAATAGCGTGCCAGTTGCTTACGTGGGGAAAGTGAGGATGGGAATGGAGAAATTAAAACCTTGTCCGTTTTGCGGAGGAAAAGCAGAAATGCTGGTTAACGAATATGAAGATTCAAGAAAAGAATATCTTGTAGCTTGTACAGAATGCGATGGAATGGTGGAACGCTGGAGAGAAACAGAGGAAGAAGCCGTAGAACAGTGGAACAGGAGAATAAGTGATGAGGAGGACGCGAAATGTTAATCAGAAGTCAGGATAAAGAATCATTAATCAATTTCAACAATTCAATCGTAGTCAACACCATGGTGGATATTGGAGGGGTAACGAAGATGTTCTGCTCATATTCATGCGATGATTATGTTATCGGGCATTATTCATCAAAAGAAAAAGCCATGAAAGTACTGGATATGATTCAGGAAGCATACATGGAATACAAATCTGGTGAAATTGTTGGCAATGGGCTGGCGGGATCAGCATACATAGGAAGCTATAATACAAAAGAAAGTGTGGCACATGGAATTGCTGTATTAAAAGGATTTGGAAATGAGATAAGAAAATCAATCCTGTTTCAGATGCCAGCGGATTCGGAGGTGGAAGCATGATTACATTCTTATTAGGACTTACACTTGGAATCATAGTCGGAGTGGTTGGTCTTGTATGCGTAGCGATCATGTACGACAAGCATCATCCAGGCGAATAGAGAGGAAGCTATGAGAATACAACTTATAGATGTCGATGGACATAATTTTCCGAATTTGCCATTGATGAAAATATCGGCATGGCATAAGAAAAAAGGCGATTCCGTAGAATGGTACGACCCATTGACAGCATGGATAAATCCACCAGATAAGGTATATATGAGCAAGGTGTTTACGTTTACACCGGATTATCCACATCCTGTATGTGGAACAGAAATCATAAAGGGTGGTACAGGGTACGAGTATCCGTCTGGTGGGGAATCATTGCCAGACGAAATTGAACATATTTATCCTGATTATAGTCTTTATCCAGAATTATGCAAAGATACCGCTTATGGTTTTCTTACAAGAGGATGCCCTAGAGGGTGCGATTTCTGTATCGTAAAAGATAAAGAAGGAAAGAAAAGCTGTAAAGTATCAAATTTATCAGAATTTTGGAATGGTCAAAAGAATATAGTCTTGCTTGATCCGAACATGTTCGCTTGTACAGAATGGAAAAATCTATCTGAACAGTTGATAGACAGCAAAGCATATATAGATTTTTCACAAGGCTGCGATATTCGGATTATGACCGAAGAAAAGGCAAATTACATTAAGCAAATGAAAATAAAACAGATTCATTTTGCATGGGACAGATATGAAGATAAAAACATGATTATGCCAAAATTCCAGATGTTCAAGAAAATAACCGAATGGGATCGCAGAAAGATGCCTGTATATGTGCTGACAAATTTTAATACCACATTTGAACAGGATTTGGAAAGAGTATACACACTTCGGGATTTAGGGTATTGGCCCTACGTGATGATTTTTGATAAGCAAAACACAAAGCCTACCGATTCCGTCAGAAGGTTACAACGATGGGTAAATATGAGAGCTACGTTTGAAAGTGTAAGAAAATTTGAAGATTATACAGGATAGAAAGGAGAACGGTATGCTGACAAGGAATAAAAAGCTGAAAGACTACGGTATTCCGGCAGATGATATTGAAAAACTGAATACGATGCTGAAAGACTTCCCGGCAGAGTACGGATACCTGCTTTCCGGTGCCGCCTTGTCAGCTTGCCCGAAAAACACGGTGATAGCGGATATAGTTATCGAGAATATCTTGCACCGGAAAAGTTACAGGAAGATCAGCAAAGAAAGATATATCCCGATGAACCCGAAGGACTTTTATGGATACAGACGCAAGACTGTCGCTGTACTGTATGAGAGAATGCGGTTATTGGGAGTGTGGGAGGATGAGTAAATGAAGTTAATTGATTTAATATCAGCAATTGGCGGCGATCCTGAAAGTGAAGATAAAATTCAGATATGCCACCCGGGAAGAAACTGGGATAATTACGATACATTCAATGCCGGTTCGAAGCTGCTGAAACCATTTTACGACTTGAAAGTAAGCTGCCTTTCAGCGATAGAAACAGATGTGATCAGAGTTGATTTGGATTTTATTAAGAAAGGTTGATAAAAATGCGGTTAATAGATGCAGACGATTTAATTGAATATATTAAAATGTGGGATATTGGAAATAGTATTAGTTCAGACCAAAAAGAGTTTATTGACTGTATTAATAGACAGCCAACAGTTTTCAACATTGATAGGGTGGTAGAAAAAATGTACGATGAAACAAAGAACAGCAAAAGTGGTATATATGATTATGCAATGTATAGAGCAATCGAAATCGTGGAAGGTAGTGGAGTCGAATGAGAGAAATTCTTTTCAAGGCAAAGCGGATTGATAATGGCGAATGGGTTGAGGGATATTATCAGAAAAGATATTGCCTTTCAGACAACGAAGAAAGTTTGATCTTCCACGCTGATAGTTATAAAGTGTGGGAATATGCGGAAATTGTTCCAGAAACACTCTGCCAGTTCACAGGACTTTGCGACAAGAATGGGAAGAAAATTTGGGAAAATGACATTTTGATGTGTCATGGAACCCCAGAAGACCTTGTAAAAGCGGTATTTGGAGAATTTGGTGTAAGAGATATTGAAACCGGATCCATAGTAGATAAAGTTATCGGATGGCATTACGAAGTTGTCCCAACAGATGCAATCAGTAAGTGCGAACCATTCTGTTGGTCAATGCCCCTGACAGAATATTATATCGACAGGTGCGAAATGGAAGTAGTTGACAACCCAGAATTATTACAGGAGGAATGGATTAATGGCATGTGCAAAGAAATGTGATAGATGTGGAAAACTGTATGAACAGTACAATTCCAAAAATGATAGAAAGAATCCTAATGGGATCATGATATTAAATTTAGATGCCCAGAGAAAATATTATTCGCATGGTGCTATAGATTTGTGCCCTGGTTGCATGAAAGAATTTCAGGACTGGATGGAAGAGGTGAAGTAGATGGAGAGATTAATTCTTGATGAAGCTATTAATCATGAAAAGATGATGGCGAAAAGAAAAAGATGGAATGGTAAATTTACTAAGGTATCACTGGGAAATGAAGAAATTAATAAACGATTCAAAGCTGATTGTATTAAAGATGCAGAAGAACATGAACAGTTCGCGGAGTGGCTTGAAGAATTAAAATCATATAAAGATATTGGCACTCCAAAAGAATTAAAGGAACTCAAAGAAAACGGTGCGTTTGCTGGATTGGAACTTGCTAAATTAGCGATAATGCAGAAAGAGTTGAAGGAATACAAAGACTTAGAAGAACAGGGCTTGCTTGTGAGATTGCCGTGTAAAGAAGCATACACACAGTCTGGAGATTATGTTTATCTTATTGATGATTGTGAAATTGTTAAATGTGTGCATTGTGGATTGGGAATCGACCCATTGAGCGGTGCAGCTTACATTACACTTGCGACAGATGAAAAGATTTTTCCTTATAGAAATCCAGATCCAGAACAGGACTTAGACCCTACTGATTGGTGCACTAATGCGATAGATGTTAAGGCAAGTGAAATTGACAAAACCGTATTCCTCACCCGTGAAGAAGCTGAGAAGAAGTTGGAGGAGATGAAGAATGACAAGGCCTGAGATTACGGCAGAATTATCAACCATGATTGAAAAGAAAATCAATCTGAACAACGATCCTCGTATCTACTGGGCAAAAGAGGTGACGTTTGATTATTCTACAAACCATGCAGTTAGAGTGGACTATATGAAATTTGTTCCAGTGAACAATAGTGTTTCCGGGATAGAAAAAGGTGATTGCTATTGCTATGAAATCAAGTCATCTATTGAAGATTTCAAATCTGGCCATGGATTGAATTTCATTGGAGATTACAATTATTTGGTTATGCCAGGGGAATTAGCTGCAACAGTATTTTTGAAAATCCCGTATCATGTAGGAATATATGTCCCAGAAGGAAACGAACTTATATGTGCCAAGAAAGCCAAACGAGCCAACAGAGCGAGGCCTGTATCTGAAATACTTCTGATGATGTTTCGGTCTGCAAACAGAGATTACAGGAAAACGGTAAAGAAACTGGAGGAGATGAAGAAATGAATAACAAACCTGCACCAGACATAACCCCACAGCTCGCCATATCAGCATTCACAGTACTACATCAATATTGCAGCTCAATCAGTCCACATGACTGCATCAGATGTGCATTTTACGAACATTGCCCGGAATGTTTCATGGGGTGTCCGGGAGATCAGGACGAGGTAATAAGAAAATTACAAAGCAATGAATAAAATTAGAGAGTCGGTATTTACCGGCTCTTTTTTAGCGCAAATTACTCAAACATGTACCACAACTTTTCTGCTAACCTGTGATAGAATATACTCAGAAGTATTACTATGGGATTTTATAGCCAGTTGGAGGTGAGAACGTGGGAATGACACCAATGTACACAAGTGCCGCAGAAATAGAGGATAAAATAGAACAGTATTTTGAAAACTGTAAAGGTTATCCTTTGACTGATAGTGAGGGAAAGCAAATATTTAATAAATTTGGTTCACCCATATTCGTAGACGTTCACCCTCCGACCGTTACAGGGCTTGCTTTGGCACTTGGCTTTAATAGCCGACAGAGCCTTTTGAACTATCAGGGAAAAGCGGAATTCATGGACACGATAACGCGCGCGAAAGCCAGAGTGGAACAGTATACAGAAGAAAGATTATTTGATCGTGACGGTTCAAATGGTGCTCAGTTTAGTTTGAGAAATAATTTTAAGGGATGGGATGCTGACAAGAAAAATGATGATTCTGGAGATGGAAAGATTACGATTGTAAATAATATTCCAAGGCCGGAGAAACAGAATGAATGAGAATCCGATTAATCTAAATGAAATTATAGCTCCTGCCTTTTACAATGTATTCTGGGACATTTTAGACGGAAAACACACCTATTATGATTTGTATGGTGGACGTGGATCAACTAAATCATCTTTTGTAGGTGTTATGATTCCTCTTCAGATGATGCAAGATGCTATTGATGGATTAATAACTAATGCAGTCATATTCCGAAAAGTCGGAAACACACTTCGAGAATCCGTTTATGAACAGATAGCATGGGGAATTGATGCACTTGGAGTTAATGACTTGTGGGATACCAGCGTAAGCCCTATGCAGTACACTTATAAACCTACTGGGCAAAAGATTATATTCAGAGGACTGGATAAGGCAAAAAAGACTAAATCTATCAAGGCGAGTAAGGGGTATTTCAAATATCTCTGGTTCGAGGAACTTGATGAATTTTCTGGCATTGAAGAAATTCGTACAGTGCAGCAGTCAGTCCTTCGAGGTGGCAGTAAGTTTGTTGTATTTAAGACATTCAATCCGCCAATTAGCCGGAGCAACTGGGCGAACGTGTACGTAGAAGAGCCACGAGACGACAGCTACAGGCATAAGAGTGATTACAGATCAGTTCCTGTTGAATGGCTTGGACAGCAATTTATTGATGATGCGGAGCATTTGAGAAAGACAAATCAAAGAGCTTACGACCATGAATATCTTGGTCTTCCTGTTGGACTTGGCACAAATATTTTCGAACTGTTAGAAATTCGAGAAATTACAGATAGAGAGATTCAGAGCTTTCAAAGCATCTACCAGGGACAGGACTGGGGGTGGTATCCAGATCCTAAAGCATTTCTCCGTGTAGCTTATGTTCCTAATCAGGAAAAAGTTTTTTTATTAGACGAGCTTGGAGGCTCCAAGATAAGAAACAAGGAAATGGCTAACCAGATAAAGAAAAAAGGATATGATGATTACTCAATCTCTTGCGGAGTTGATGAAGAAGAAAGCATTATTGACTTTCGAGATGCGGGGCTTCCAGCTCGTAGAGCAATAGTCACTCCAGGTAGCCGTAAATATACTTTTGAGTGGTTGCAGTGTCGAACATTGGTCATTGATCCGGCACGTACGCCTAGAGCATACAAGGAAATTATCAATTATGAACATGAAGTAGATAGCAATGGAGAAGTTATCGCAGATTATCCAGATGGTAACGATCACTGGATAGATTCTCTCAGGTATGCGACAAGTCCATTGTCGATGAGAAGAGGACATAGTGCATAATGGGACTTATAACAACACTAAAAAGGTGGTTTAACATGATTTTCAAGAAACAAGCCGAAGAGGATTTTAATATCCAGGCAGCAGAATTTCCAGAGATGGAATCACTGGTTAACCGGTGTGCGAACATCTACAGAGGCGTACCGGACTGGTTAGACGATAAGGATAATATCAAGACGATCAATTTTGCTAAATCTGTCTGCTCAGAGACAGCTCGGCTCGCAACACTGGCAATCGGCATTCAGATCGACGGTTCCGCAAGGGCTACGTGGTTACAGGAGCAGATTGACAAAGTGTATTTCCAAATCCGTCGCTGGGTAGAATATGGATGTGCCTATGGAACGGTATTTATCAAGCCAAACGGTGAGAGCCTTGACGTATTCACTCCGGCAGATGTGATGATTGTAGATTACGACAATCAGGAAATCAAAGGGATTATATTCAAGGATTCTTATACTGTTGGTCGGAAATACTATACAAGGCTTGAATATCATCGTTTCGTTGAGACTACGATAGACGGCGCGACAACTTATCCGTATTATGTTTCTAACAGAGCCTATGTATCGAAGTCCCCTCAGTCAATCGGCGATAAGATCGACCTTAAACAGACCAAATGGGCTGACCTCATGGCAGATACCCCACCAATTCTCAAAGCAAATGGTGAGAAACTGGATGGGCCTCTATATGGAGTACTTCGGACACCACAGGCGAACAATGTGGACATTAGCACACCACTTGGGCTTCCGATATTTGCAGAAGCTATCGAAGAATTAAAAGACCTCGACATTGCATACAGCCGTAACGCCGGAGAAATTTTCGATTCTCAGAAGATTGCTCTGTTAGATGATAGACTGTTGATGCCAAGCGGCACACCTGTTTCAGCCATGTCACCACGGGGTATGGAGAACAGGCGAAATGAGATGAAATTGCCACATTATGTCAAGAACGTGTTTGGACAGGATGAGAAAGAATTTTATCAAGAAATCAATCCGCAACTCAACACAGATATCCGTATAGTCGGTATAAATGTCCTTTTAAACCAGATGGGATATAAGATTGGATTCTCCAACGGATATTTTGTTTTTAATGAAAAAACCGGTATGGTGACGGCTACGCAGGTAGAAGCAGACGACCGACGGACAATTCAGTTTATCAAGGACGTTCGGGATAAGCTGAAGGATTGTCTGAATGGCGTAATCTATGCTCTCAATGTTTTTGCCGATCTGTACGGCCTGGCTCCGGTTGGTGTGTATAAAGTAACATACGACTTCGGAGACATAACTTACAACAGAGAAGAAGACCGTGCAAGATGGTGGCAGTATGTTACACAGGGCAAGGTTCCGGCATGGATGTATTTCGTGAAGTTTGAAGGAATGACTGAAAACGATGCGAAAGCAATGGTCAAAGAAGCTCAGCCAGACGAACCAACATTATTCGGAGAGGAGTAAGAAGATGGCAGATAAACCAGTAACAAGGGAAGAAAAATATCTTGCGTACTTGACAGGCGATTACACGGGTGAACTCCCGAAGCCAATCACAAGAAAAGAAAAGTATCTGTATGAATTGTGCTTAAAAGGAATGGGCGGTGAAGTTTCGCCAGAAGAAATCAAAAGCGCAGTAAATGAGTACCTTGAAAAGAATCCAGTCAAGCCCGGAGCCACGACAGAACAGGCACAGCAGATCGAGCAGAACAAGACGGACGTTGCTTCACTGAAAGAGGAAACTAGTTCGCTAAAGGAAGATATAAGTGATGTATTTAGTGACAATATCTTTGATGTTTCTAAATGCATAAAAGGAAAGGCTTATGCCACAACATATAATGTATCTACATTAGAAGATTTTATTGATAATGAAAAGGCTTACTCTGTACCTGCAATCACACTTCCTTATGGTGGAAAAATAACGGTTAATCAAAAATACAATTGGAGTTCGTTCGTTGCTTATTTATATAAGAATAATATTTACCAAGGCTACATTACCCCTGTACAGAACGATAATGGGACATGGACATTTACGAATAATATGGATGGTTGTAATAAAATCGCATTCACTATATTATCGAACACAGCAGATTTCGACATTTCAAAATTCATGGTAGTTATTGGTGACTATGATAAAATGCCAGATATTTACGAACCATATGGCCTAAAAGTCCCGGAAAAATCTATTCAGTTTGACGCTCTAACCGATAATTGTGTCAACAAAATAATTTCACAGACAAATTCTGCAACCGGAAGCAACAAAGAATCCAGAACTGTTATTTACGATAATGGACTCGGTAATAAAGTGATAAATGCAACAGTTGGAAATAAAATAGAGTTTGTTAATTATGCGTATCGTACACTGTATTCAATTGATGTAGAAGAATCTGGATATTATATCACGAATGTTCGGTCGCAAAATACTGGCTCAAATTCATGGGCTGTAGTCGATAAAAACGATATAGTTCTTAGTTGCGGCGAAACTGAAGTAGAAAAAGCAGGGGTTCATATTCCAAAAATATCCGGAATGAAAAAAATATACTGGACAAATGAAAAAGGCACAACATCTATTTTTAAAGATAACGAGAAATATGAGATATATTCTGGAGATAAAATCTTGTATACAATCTCAGAAGAAAATTGTACTCATTCCAACATTGATGGGGTCAATTATTTTTCTTGTTCGTCTAATGCGGCAATTACTTTAGAAATTGAAAACACATATGGCACTTCTTTAGGAATATGGATTTATGTTCCTTATGATAGCACAAAACTTATTGAGAACATAAATGTTGAAACATACAAAAATGGTGCCAAGGTTCAGGAAAGATATATTGGAAAACAGCATTTTGAATTGGATGCATGGCAGTTTGTAAAGATCAATATACAGGATGGATATATTGATTCTATTAAATTAACTGTGTCTGGAACGAGGACTACTTCTGCTGTTATTGGCATAAAAAATGTTTTAATTGTTGACCAGTTTTCAAAACCGATTGTTATTATAAATAATGATTCCGCATGGCAATCCAGCGATACTTGTGGCTTTTATGATTACCTTATCAATAATAAAATTCCTTGGACAATTACTGGTACTTTAGAAAAAGTAAATGAGAACACAAAATCTAAACTTTTATCGGCGTATAAGGATAATCTACTAGACATTGGGTTATACGGTAATGAAAATTACAATGATGTTAATTACTCAATAAATGATGGAACACCAGACTATCAGACAATGCAAAAAAACATGGACGAAGTTATGGATAAAAAACTGAATTATTGCGATAATCCAATATCATTCGGAGCAAGAGGGCATAACTACAATCCCAAAATTTTAAGATGTATCAAAAATAACGGATTCAAAATTTGGAAAACATGTACTTCCAATCTTTATAGCAATTGTAAGTTTACTGATGCTTTATCTGGTATAGGAATTACCACACAGCCGATGAGTGGTTGGTTTGATTATGCAGTCTCTCCGTCAGTAGGAGGATGTACGTTTGGATTGTTTGCACATGGAATAAGTGAAAATCCTAGTAGCGAATCTGAACCCGATTTATATTACAGTTGGGAAACTGTCAAAGAACGACTTGATACCTTATTGCAAATGAGGAATCGAGGAAACGTTGAGTTTTTGAATATGGCGCAATTTTACAAACTTGTCATAAAAGACTAATTAAATAAATGAGGCTTTAGTGAATTAAGTAAAAAAAAGTGGGGAGGATTAAAGCCCCTCTCCACTTTACAATAACATTATTAACATCCAGAATCTTCTTGCTTAGATACAGCAAATGTCCTCACTGCATTTGTACCAGGGACATTGCCATCATCAATGCACTTAGCTATACGAAGCATAGATATAATTTGTGGTGAAGACGGATGCTCTTTGCCACAGTTTGGACAAATTACCTTTTCCGTGTTAATTTGTTCATTGACGTAATATTTGCAATTACAAATGCAATAAATTTTCAGTTTTAAAAACATTTTGCGACACCTCCTTAATAGGTTGATTGTAGCATATTTTCCAAACATGTACCACGACTTTTGATGAAAGAGGTGATATACTATGCTTAGTCCTGAATATTTACGCCGGATAACAGAGGGCAGTGAACAGATTGCAGAAGAACTGCATCAGTATATCATCTCTGAGATCGTATCTCGAATGATGGCAAGAATCGGCAGAGGTGAGGACTACATTCTGACTAATGCCGATGCGTGGAGAATCAGAACGCTACAGGAATCCGGCGAACTGTTAGAGGACATTCTGGCGGAACTATCCAAATATACCAAACGTGAACAGCGGGAGCTCCTTGAAACATTTGAAGATGCTGGAATCACTGCAATGAACTATGATGACAAGGTATATAAGGCAGCAGGATTAAGCCCTGTGCCGCTTGAGCAATCCCCAGCTATGATAAGACTCATGGAACGAAATATGCTTGCAACCATGGGCGAGTGGAAGAACTTCACGCGAACAACCGCAAGTGCCGCTCAAAGGCTTTATATTGAGCAATGCGACCTTGCATACAATCACGTGATGACTGGGGCAGTTGGGTATACGCAAGCCATTAAAGAGGCGGTTAATAACGTTGTATCAGATGGCGTGACTGTCACATATCCATCTGGCAGAAAAGACACGATTGAAACAGCAGTCGCACGTTCTGTCAGAACTGGTGTGGCACAGGCTACGGGAGATATATCCCTTAAACGCATGGAAGAAATGGACTGGGATTTAGTCCTGGTCAGTGCTCACATAGGAGCCAGAACGGGTGATGGCGGTGAGAATCCCGGAAATCACTCATGGTGGCAAGGTAAGATATATTCTCGTTCTGGAAAGAGTAAGAAATTTCCACCGTTCTCATTGACCGGATATGGGACAGCAAGCGGATTGTCAGGGGTCAACTGTCGGCATAGCTTTGGGGCAAGTGACGGAGAATTTAATCCCTATGCAGAGCTATCAGCGCAGGACAAAGCCGACAAAGGAAAACAGTACGAAAAAGAACAGAGACAACGTATTTACGAGAGAAGAATCCGAAAGACAAAGCGAGAAGTCTTCGGAATGCAAGCGGCGGTTGATAACTGTAAGGACGAACAGACAAGATTTGCACTTCAGCAGGACCTTGACCGGAAGTCTTATCTTTTACAGAAACAAAATGCTGCATATAAAGATTACTGCAAACAGAATGACCTGAGGGAACTGCAAGACCGACTTATGATAGCTAAGTGGAACCGCCAGAACGCCGCGAAAGCCAGAGGAGCGGCAAAACGCTATAAAACAGCAAAGGGGATTGACTGATGGATAGATGGGAATTTTACAATCCGAATCCTGCCGGTAATCGAGTTGGTGATTGTGCTGTCCGGGCAATATGCAAAGCAACCGGTTTTGACTGGGAAACAGTATTTGCCGGATTAATGATACAGGCGTGCGCTTTGTCAGATATGCCGAGCGCAAATTATGTCTGGGGCGCGTACCTCTATAAACGTGGGTACAGACGCAAGCTGATTGAACAGTCAGAGCGATATATCTATACGGTCAACGACTTCTGTACAGACCATCCGACAGGCACGTACATTCTCTGCATAGATGGCCATGTGGTGACAGTACAAGAGGGCAAATATTTCGATACATGGGATTCCGGTAATGAAATCCCGGTATATTACTGGGAAAAGGAGTAGCTAAATGAGCATATCAGAATTTGTACAGATTTTCCTCTCTATCTGTGGAGGGGTGTCTATTGTTGGGGGCGCGGCGGCTGTAATCTTTAAGTGGGTTGCCCCGGCATTCCGGCTTAACAAACGAGTGGAGACACTGGAAGAACATGACAAGCGAGATTACGAGAGCCTTCAGAGGATCGCGGAGCGTGATTCGTTGATCCTGGAAGTGTTATCAACCATGTTGGACAGTCAGATTAGTGGGAATAATGTAGAAGAATTAAAAAAAACAAAACAGAAGCTTACAAATTATCTTGCGCAGAATCAACGTTAGCATTAGTAAGGGGTATGCTCATGAAATTATATGTGTTCACGAAGAAAGATATAGATAGGTTCTTGATGGAGTGTAATTTCACACCGGATGAAGAAAAGCTATTCCGATTGAGATGTAAGGAACATACGCTCGAATACTGTGCTGAACAGATGAATGTGAGCATATCTACCGCAAAGAGATTAAGTAGAAGAGTAAACAGTAAGATTATAAAAGTATGCTAAAAGGAGAGACGATTTGTCCCTCCTTCTTTTTTATTTACGCAAAATCTTCTTTCACAGCCCTTTTAAGCAAACTAATAACATATTCTGGTGGAGTTCGTTTGCCACTCTCCCAGTTTTCAATACTTCTCTTAGGAATACCATATTTTTCAGAAAAAGCTTGCTGTGTAAGTCCAGACAGTGTTCTGATTTCGCGAAAATCAAGAGGATCCGAAGAAACTTTTTCAGGAAATACGTCCTCTTCTCTTACCTGATATGTGAAGAACCCCATCGAGGACGGAAGGATTCTAAAATAGAATTTTTCATCGTCATCTTCTTCTATCCAGGTTTGCTGCAAAAATATTTTTGAACACCGTTCATCTAATGCGAACTTCTCATCTGAATCAGAGTAAACAACATAAGAACATAAATTTCCTGTGTCGGATTTCATTCTCTTCATCTCGTTATAGATGAATCTGGTCCTGACATATCTAACTATACTATGCACTTGTTCTACTCTGAGTTCTGGAAATAAGGCTTCGATTTGCTTATAAATCTTATTCCACAGACATGCATGGTACTTACTATCTAATTCAACCGGTATGTCGATATAACCGCTGCTACGAACTGACAAAAATCGGTACACTGCATCAATTATTTCCTCGTCTCTAACCGGAGAAATTAATTCTGCATCATCTGGAAAATCAAATGGCAAAAGGCTTGATTTCTCCTGATTCTCAAGATCCTGCTTTACCATGCTCAAGAATTTTTCGTATTCATATTTTTTCAACATCTTATTTCCACTCCATCTTTTCTTTATAATCGTTCAAAGCTTCTTTAAATTTTCTTTCGCAAATATTGTTTTCACAATCAATATCACTATTTAATTCAACGTCTAATTCTCTTGGACTGTAAGCATAATAACGGTTTTCGATAAACCATTTTGCTTCCTTGATCTCGTAAATAGTCTCCATGGCTTTTTTCATGCGCTCCGGCATTTTCTTTCTGCCTTTGGATTCATGAAAATTAATGCAACTGTTTCCATACTCGATCATTTTCTTACGGATATCCTCAGCCCAGGCGATCTGCTTTGGACTACCAATCAGTTCTGGTAATTCTTTACACATACCTTTTACTTCCTTCCATGCTTTCTTAAGACCGGAGGAAATAGACATTCCAGCTTTCTTAACTAACTCCCATGCCCTTTTCATGATTGCTGATAAATTATATTTTTTCATATCTTTTTCCTCCTTGATTTCTTGTTCCTCTTTCTGATATTATAATATCACTCATTGGGTGATATGTCAATACTTTTACGATACTTTTTTGAACTTCTTAGATTAATACTTTTATGCAAAAATATAATCAGAAAGGTGGTGCATAAGATGGCATTATATAACAACCCTTATCAATATAGTTTTGGCGTTCCGGGACAGATGAATCAATTTCAGCAGCAGCCTGTCCAGATGCCAGCTCAACCAGTACAGCAACCTCAACAGAATAACAATGGTATTCTGTGGGTGTCTGGCGAAGTCGGCGCAAAATCCTATCTGGTAGCACCCGGGACAAGTGTTTTACTGATGGACAGTGAAAGTGAAAAGTTCTACATAAAATCCACAGACGTTTCCGGTATGCCACAACCATTACGGACGTTTGAGTATCATGAGGTAGGCACTCAGATGCCACCTAAACAGCCTGTTCAGAACATGGACAGTAAATACGTCACTAGACAGGAATATGACGATTTAAAGGGCAAATACGAAGCTATCATAAACCGATTAAATTCTTTTTCTGAACCTGTTAGAGCTAATGCCGTGCAGGAATCAGCAGGCAAGGGAGGAAACGCAGATGAGTAATCCATTATTCAATGCCCTCGGTGGTGGGATGCCACAGGGGAATGGGCCAATGCAGATGGTACAGCAGTTTATGCAGTTTAAACAGAATTTCAAAGGAGACCCGAAAGCAGAAGTTGAGAAGATGTTACAGTCTGGAAAGATTTCTCAGCAGCAACTTAACCAAGTTCAGCAGATGGCAGGACAGTTTCAACACATGCTGAAAGGAATGAAATAGTACATTACAATCTGGCCAGATTGATGTAAATACACAAAAAAGGAGATTATAACTATGGATGGAAATTACAGCTTATCAGATATTGCCGCTGCTACTGGAAACGGTAGAAATAACGACGGCATGTTTGGTGGAGATGGTAGCTGGTGGATTATTGTTTTATTCATTTTTGCTTTCTTCGGATGGGGAAACAACGGTTGGGGTAATAACGGCAACGGCGGCGGATATACAGCCACAGCAGCTACTCAGGCGGATATTCAGAGAGGTTTTGACAATTCCGCAGTAATCAGCAAGCTTGACGGAATCAACAACGGTCTCTGCGATGGATTCTATGCAGTAAACAACGGTATGCTTACTGGATTTAACGGAATCAACACTAACATCATGCAGACCGGCTTCGGTATCCATCAGGCTATTAATGCCGATACTGTAGCAAATATGCAGAATACAAACGCATTACAGGCACAGCTTGCGAACTGCTGTTGTGAAACCAGGGAAGCTATCCAGGGCGTGAACTACAACATGGCACAGAACACCTGTGCAATCCAGAACACCATGAACAGCAACACAAGAGACATTATCGACAGCCAGAATGCAGGAACAAGAGCAATTCTTGATTATCTTTGCAATGAAAAGATTTCTAACCTTCAGGCTGAAAACAATGATCTCAGACGTGCTGCATCTCAGGATCGCCAGAGCGCACTTCTTACAACTGCAATGGCTTCTCAGACACAGCAGCTTATTAATGCGATTAATCCGGCACCGATCCCGGCATATCAGGTTCCTAACCCGAACACATATTACGGATGTGGATGCAACACTGGATGTAATTGCTGATAACTTCATATCGAGAGTATCTTTCGATTGATTCGGATGTCGGCTTATGCCGTATTACACAGAGGGCAGGCTGAGACCTGTCCTTTTGTGATATGAAAGGAGTATTTTTATGGCAGAATTTACAAATGTAGCTGCTCAGACTGTAGCAGCAAATGGAAACGTAGTATTTTCAAACACAGCAGTTAAAGGTTCTAACTGTATTCAGCACAGAGAGGGAAGTGGAATTATTACGCTAAGAGGACTGACTAACCAGTGCAAAGCGAGATTCTTCGTGGATTTTTCTGGTAATATCGCAATTCCAACAGGCGGTACTGTCGGAGCTATTTCACTGGCTATTGCAATCTCTGGCGAGCCTGTATTATCTTCACAGATGATTTCCACACCGGCGGCAGTAGATCAGTACAACAATGTGTCCTCTGGCATCTATATTGACGTACCTCGCGGATGTTGCGTTAATATCGCAGTAGAGAACACTAGCGATCAGGATGTTTCTGTTGCGAACGCAAACATTGTTGTGACTAGAGAAGCGTAGGAGGTGCAGTTATGAGAGATATTAAAGACTTATGTGCAAGAATTGAAGACGAACTGTCCAAAATCGCTGACAGTGGACTGACCACCGGGAATCTGGAAATGACATACAAACTGATTGATATGTATAAAGATATCAAGAACACTCAGTACTGGGATAAGAAAGTAGAATACTACAACACTGTCCTTGATGAGATGCGCGGCGGATACAATGACGACTACAGCGAACGTGGAAGAAAACGTGATAGTATGGGGAGATACAGCACAAATGATGGTAGAATGATGCCGGATTATGACAGGGGCAGTTCTTATGCCAGACGTGGTGAACATTATGTCAGAGGCCATTACAGCCGTTCTGACGGACGAGATGCTTATGACGACTATATGACGCAGAAACAGAGCTATCGTTCCGGTAAATCTGAGGACTGCAAAAGGAAGATGCTTGCCGCATTGGAAGAACACCTTGACGAACTCACAACGGAAATGAGTGATATGTCCAAGGACGCAGAGTGCCGGGAGGAACGTGATCTTGTTAAAAGATACGTGGAAAAACTCCGGGATATGCTCTAATTAGCTAAAACATGTACCACAACTTTTTGAAGGTTCTGTGGTAAAATGTATTCATAAGGAAGATTCGTAAGTGATTGTAACCACTTGACATAGACATTTTTCATTGATTCCTCCTTTCTTGGGTGCGTGTCCTTAATAGAAAATGCAGTGTTTAGCCAACACAAGATGCATGAGGTTGAAAAGCGGACGCAATTTCCGACACGTACCATTGCCGTTAGTGCATGACGGCATACCCTCCTTGTGAGCATATAACTGAACAGTGGAATCCAACCCGTGCAGAGGTGTGCGACCGTATAGGCGGTGTTGACGTAGCCCGAAACGTCTCGTGTTTAGGCATAGCACGTAAAATACCTTGCTAACCCGGGAATCCGGGTTAATGGAATGTAGCTCAGTGGTAGAGCAGCTTACATATAGCGTGCCAGAGGTTCGATTCCTTTCATTCCATTATAGGTTTATCCTTATCCTGTGGACTGGAATTTAATCCAAATAGTCCCGAAAAGGTGTCTTCTGGGAAAGCGGCAACGATTGGTGGTGTTGCGGCGGTCTGTAAAACCGTTCCCTCGTGGTAAACATTATAGGTTCAATTCCTATCTTTCCCATTACCCTGCCAGTGGTCTAACTGGCTTAATCCACTTACCTGCGGCGGCAGGTCAATAAACACGACCAGGAGGATGTATATGCAGAAACTTATTGACACATTAAAATCATTTGGAATTGAAATCCCGGAGGACAAGCAGGCGGATGTTAAAAAGGCACTCTCTGAGCATTACAAAAATGCTAAAGAAGTAACAAAAACCCTGTCAAAAGTCGAGGGAGAACGTGATGACTGGAAAGAACGTGCTGAGACAGCAGAGGAGACCTTAAAAGGTTTTGACGGTATCGACCCGGCAAACATTCAGACAGAGCTTGCTGGATGGAAGAAAAAAGCCGAGGATGCAGAGAGAGAATTCAATGCAAAAATCTATGAAAGAGATTTTGACGATGCTCTTAAAACTGCATTGGAAAATGTTAATTTTTCATCTCCGGCAGCTAAAAGATCCGTTACTGCTGATATCAAATCAGCTGGTCTTAAGCTTAAGGACGGAAAGATTCTTGGACTTAATGATTTGCTTGAACAGATGAAACAGGATGAGCCTGATACATTTGTAGATGAAAGTCAGCAGCAGGCCAAGCAGCAACAGGCGAGATTTGCAACATCGCGGATTGGACATCAGCAGACACCGGGAAGCATGACCAAAAAAGATATTGAAGCAATCAAAGACCCGTCCGAGAGACAGGCTGCAATTGCTCAGAATATCCAGTTATTCCAGTGATTTTTACACCGACTATACATCAGAGTATAGCCGCTAACCCAATACCTTAACAATTATGGGTAGAAAGGATTTTTTTATGCCAGCAAAAACAAATCTTATTATGACTAATGATATTCAGGTCACAGCACGTGAGATTGACTTTGTAACCAGATTCGAAAGAAACTGGCAGCACTTACGTGACATTCTGGGCATCATGAGACCTATCAAAAAGCAGCCGGGTGCTGTACTCAAGTCCAAATACGCAGATGGTACTTTACAGAGTGGAAACGTTGGTGAGGGTGAGGAAATCCCTTACAGCAAGTTTACCGTAAAAGAAAAGACCTATGCGGAAATGACTATCGAAAAGTACGCAAAGGCTGTATCTATCGAAGCAATCAAGGATCACGGTTATGAGAACGCTGTTCAGATGACCGATGATGAATTCCTTTTCCAGCTTCAGACCAATGTTACTGAAAGATTTTATGATTATCTGAAAACAGGTACCCTCACATTCACAGAAACCACATTCCAGATGGCTCTGGCAATGGCTAAAGGCCGTGTAGAGAACAAATTCAAACAGATGCACAGAAATGTGACTGGCGTTGTTGGATTTGTGAATATTCTGGATGTGTATGAGTATATCGGAGCAGCTGAGATTTCTATTCAGAACCAGTTTGGATTCCAGTACATGAAAGATTTTATGGGCTTCAATACCATCTTCCTGTTATCTGACAGCGAGATTCCAAGAGGACAGATTATTGCGACACCTGTTGAGAACATCGTTCTTTACTATGTAGACCCGAACGAATCTGACTTCGCAAGAGCAGGTCTTGTGTATACCGTTTCCGGCGAGACGAACCTGATCGGATTCCATACACAGGGCAACTACCACACAGCAGTATCCGAAGCATTTGCAATCATGGGACTTACCCTCTTTGCGGAGTATATTGATGCCATTGCTGTTGGAACCATTAACACAACTCAGACGCTTGGAACTCTGGCTGTAAACTCTGCGGCGGGAAGTAAGAGTGGAGATACTAAAGTTACCATTACTCCGGCAAAAGCAAGCGCAGGAAATGTGTACAAGTACAAAGTTGCATCATCTGAGACTGCTGTAGACTACGGACAGAATGTGAAGAACTGGAGCGCATGGGATGGAGAATCTGACATTACAGCAGCAACAGGGCAGGTAATCACAGTGGTTGAGTGCGACAGCACCTATAAGGCGCTTAGTGCTGGACACGCGACTGTAACAGCAAAATGATAATCGACTAGGAGGTAACTGGCATGGCTTATGCAGACTATAAATTCTATACAGAATCATTCGGCAATGTCGTGCCAGAAACCGACTTTCCACGGCTGGTAGAAAGAGCCAGTGATTTTGTGGACACAATGACGTTTGACAGGCTGGTGGATGGACTGCCGGAAAATGAACGCTCGCAGAAGCGTATCAAAAAGACGGTCTGTTCATTGGCTGAATTAATGTATCAGATTGAACTTGCTGAGAAGAATGCTATTAATCAGGCATCAGCAAATGTGACCGACACAAATACCAGTGGCAAGTCAACAGGCATTGTAACTTCTGTAAGCTCTGGAAGTGAATCCATCTCTTACGCAACGCCTCAGCAGATTGGAGCGAGTGCAAAGGAATGGAGTGCGGTATATGCCGCCGTCGGAGATGTACAGAAAACGAACGACTTGCTCTTAAAGACCGCTTTACCACTTCTGATGGGGGTAAGGACGGATGATGGAATACCAGTATTGTATGCAGGGGTGTGAGTATGATTTGCAATAAAAAGGCTTATTCAGATATGCGAAAAGACTGTGAAAGCTGTCCAGACAAACAACAGTGTTGGAGCGGCAAAAATGTTGGAGTAGCCTATTTAGATGCAAGCATTATAGAAGAGGCATCGCAGTCACTTATGAGAGAAACAAAGACTATAAATGTCGGTGGTGTACTCACAACGGTATATAAAGATGATATTGAAAGAGAAATATATAAGGCTTTACGAGAGCCTTTTTCTCTGAATTTTGGAGCATAAAGGAGTGATTATATGGACATTTCAACATTAGGCTCATGTATTGCAATCGTTATGATATGCTACATCGTAGGAATGGGCTGCAAAGCATCAAAAAGAATCTCTGATGAATGGATTCCAGTAATCATGGCGGTTATTGGTGGAATTCTCGGAGCTGTCGGAATGGGAGTTATCCCAGATTTCCCGGCAACGGATTATATCACAGCAGTTGCGGTCGGTATGTTTAACGGACTGTCGGCAACTGGTGTGAATCAGGTTATTAAGCAGACAGTGCAGAAAGAATAATGGCAAATCGGGAAACCAGTATAGCTTACGAAAATCTAAACCGCCGTATCTTCCCTGGCGTCGGAGAATATGGCATACCGCAGATAGAACCGGAGATATTTGAGGGTAACTGTGAATTTGTCGGTTTTAATTATGCCAGAGGGAAATGCAGTAATCCAGAAGAGAAAGCTGTTCATTTCTTTTTAGATGATTACCAATTCGATGCACTATGGAGAAATCCAGACAGATATGCGGATAAGCTGAGCAAATTCCGGTACATTCTAACACCGGATTTCAGCACCTACACCGATTTTCCTAAAGCTATCCAGATATACAACCATTACCGCAAACACTGGATAGGCGCATATCTCCAAGAGTACGGTTGCCGTGTGATTCCAACAATCTCATGGAGTACACCGGATTCTTACGATTGGTGTTTCGATGGGGAACCGGAGGGCGGCACGGTGGCGGTATCTTCTGTTGGGTGTATGAACGGTAAGGGCAAAAAGTGCCTATTCTTATCTGGCTATAATGCCATGATCGAACGGTTACATCCGGAAAGCATTATCTTCTACGGTAAAGTACCAGAAGAATGCAAAGGTAATATTGTTAGAATCAAGGCATTTTCCGACAAATTTAACGAGGTGAAGTGTAATGGGTGGTAGAGGTGGCTCTAGCGGAATGAATCATTCTGATTTGCATTTTTCAAACAAAGAAATTGATAAACTTACGGATTCGGCTATTGAATTTATAAAAAAGCAAGATAATGTTTACGGTACACTCACTAAAGGACGTGAAAGTGAATTCAGGAGTCAAATAAAGCGAGCGTATCAGAAAGGCTTTTCCGGATTGCCAGATGGAACCATACTGGACAGAAATCCTAAAAATCAAAACAATTATATTATAAAAGAAAATGGCGGCGCTGCCATGTATAAATTTACAGCCAATTCAAAGCAAAGTCATGTTGCCGCGAATGAAGGAATAGTTGTCGGTGATAAAGGAAAAAAAACCAAAGATATTCCTCTTAACTTGGAAAAGAAAAGAGCATACACCAGAAGAGCTATCTTACTTAAATTAGTCCCGGGAAGACGATAGGAGGATATCATGTATAGCAAAACGGTAACAGTTTTCAACTATTATGAAAGCAAAACAACTGGAGATGCGTACTGGTATCCTCATGTGTTATCCAGCGTTGACCTCATTACGGACAAGGGAGCAATCCTCAAAAAGTACGGACCAGACGCAACTGACAACGCACAGTTACACGTTCGATACACTATCCAGAACGGCGATATAACCATTACCGATAAAGACGGCAAGATTCTTCCATGGATGCCACCTAAGGAATGGAAAAGGCAGATTAACAACGCTCTGGAAGACACTATCACATTCTCGGACGAATCGTTCTTTTGGGAGGGTGAGTGGACTGGCGGAGCGGTAATTGACAGTGATTATCGGAATGGATTCTACCAGTACATGAACGAGAACAAGGATAATGTGTTTAAAATTACCAGTGTGGGCGGACCGTATACGCTAATACCGCATTTTGAGATTCTGGGTAAGTAATATGAGCAAGATTAAGTATTTCAAAGGATTCTCTGTAGTTGACGGAGATATGAAAATCAAGCTGAATATGGACAGATTCTCCAGGCAGTATCAAGAAGCTCAGTATCTCCTTGATGGAATGGTTATGGACAGTATGGTTCCGTTTATGCCGATGATTACCGGAAATTTCATCAACCGGACAAGAATTGAAAGCACATCATTGCAAGGAACTGGGAAAGTATGCGCGGCGGCGGCTCCTTATGGGCGTTTTCTGTACGAGGGGAAAGGAATGGTTGATGAGTTGACTGGAAGCCCTTATGCCAGGCGCGGAGCGAAGAAAGTCCTCGTCAGCCAGTTCTCTGGTCAGACAGCCGCAAAAGAAAATCTTGAATACACCAAACAGGCTCACCCGCAGGCACAGGCAAAGTGGTTCGATGTCGCTAAACGACAATACGGTAGCACATGGATTCGCAAAGTAAAAGCACAGGCAGGAGGTGGCAGACATGGCGGATAAACCTATCGGAAAAGATGCAACCGGATACGAGATTCTGACAGATGCCATGAAGGCACTTCTGAACCAGTATCCGGGACTATATGAAAATGAAACAATCAAGTTTGAGGAACTCGGCAAGGAGTCCGGAATTGCGTTCTCGGCAGACAACGGGGCACTGATCTATTCAGAAAAAGAAGATGTCTGCGGAACGATGCATCAGGTATGCCAGTACCCATTTTATGTAGTATACCGAACAGCATCCGACAAAGAACGGCAGAAGCTATCTGTTCAGAAGTTTCTGGATAGTCTCGGTAAATGGATATGCCGAGAACCAGTTATTGTAAACGGCTCTGAGACACGTTTAAATGCGTTTCCTGAGCTTTCACAGGGGCGAGTGATAAAACGTATCACGCGTGATAACTCTTATGGCTTGGAGCCACAGGAGAGCGGCGTACAGGATTGGCTATTGCCATTGTCAGTGCGCTACGAAAATGCTTACGAAGTAATATAACAAGTAACAACCGGCTATCAATTGGAGATAGTCGCTAACCTACACAGCCTTTTAAAAGTTATAGGCAGAAAGGACATTTCTATGGCAGTTACAGGCAAGATTGACCGTAAATACATGGCTCATTACATTGATGCAGGTTCCCTCTGTGGAGGACTGACACCAAAATATGAGCGTCTTGGAAAGGATCTGGAAGAGTACAATGTAGAACTCAATCCAGACACTGAAACATCTAAAAACATTCTTGGAGAATCCACATTTAAACATAATGGCTATGAAGTTTCTTCTGACGCTGACCCATTCTATGCAGACACTACTTCTGATCTGTTCACGGCATTACAGAAGATCGTAGATGGACGCCTCAAAGACGATAACCTTAAAACAAAAGCAGTCGAGGTTCATCTCTGGACAGAAGCTACAGCAGGCAAGTATGAAGCATACCAGCAGGATTGTTATGTTGTGCCGACCTCCTACGGCGGTGATACGTCCGGCTATCAGATTCCGTTTACCGTCAACTATGTTGGTGAGCGTGTAAAAGGAAAATTTGATATTAGTTCCGGTACATTTACAGCAGACAGTGAATAAACACATATACAAGGAGGACATGCTAAATGGCAAAAGTAATTAATACCAAAATTGATGATGGAGTTCTCATTTTTACATTTACCAACAACGAAGACGAAGTTTTTTCTTCTTTCAAACTGAATCCAACGGACATTAATGTAGCAGCACGTGCAGAGGAGCTGGCAGAATACTTCGAACAGTTTAAAGATTTTATTCAGAAAGTCACTTCCAGCAAAGAAATGGCTGAACTCAATAAACAGATCGAAGACAAAATCAACTATCTGCTTGGATATGAAGCATCAAAAGACCTGTTCAAAGAGCCGATCACGGCAACCACTGTATTCGGAAACGGTCAGGTGTTTGCTTACATCGTTCTGGATAAAATCGCAGAAGCAATTGCACCGGAAATCGAAAAGAGAAAAAAGAAAATGCAGGCAGCAGTCAATAAGTACGTGGAGAAATATACAAAATGACCGCCTATGAGCTACCCACCTCACTGAACATAAGTGGGGTGGATTTTTCTATCAGAACGGATTTTCGAAAAATAATAGGCATATTAATCGCTCTTGGAAATCCGGATTTTAGCGATGAAGCGAAAGCAATAATTACTGTTCAGATAATGTACGAAAAATGGTGGGAGATACCAGAAGAAAATTTAAGCGAAGCTCTTCAAAAAGCTTATGAGTTCATCGACTGCGGGCAATCTGACGATAATCCAAGTAAGCCAAAGCCCCGCTTAATGGACTGGGAACAAGACGGAGACATGATCGTGCCGGCTGTAAACAAGGTTGCTGGTAAAGAAATCAGAGCCGTACCGTATATGCACTGGTGGACATTCTTTGGATACTTCATGGAATCCGGTGAATGTCTGTTCAACACGGTTGTTGGAATCCGGTCTAAAAAGGCAAAGGGTGAACGTCTGGATAAATGGGAAAAGAAATTCTATCAGGAAAATAAGAACATTATTGATATAAAAACACGTCTCAGCGACGAGGAGCAAGCGTACAAGGATGCGCTGAATGAGATGTTGAACCTCAAATAGTTAGGAGGTGGACGCATGGCTGCTGATGGCTCAGTCATTATTGATACCAGAATGGATACAACCGGTGTCCAAAATGGAGTATCGGCTATAAAACAGTCATTTAACGGCCTTGGAAGTGCTGTAAAAAAAATCGGTCTGCTAATTGGTGGGGCTTTTGCAGTTGGCAAGTTAGTGCAGTTCGGAAAAGAGTGCGTGGAGCTTGGCTCTGATCTTGCGGAAGTTCAGAACGTGGTCGATGTTACATTTACCACAATGTCGGATAAGGTCAACGAATTTGCAAAAAACGCCATGACCTCTGCCGGACTGTCAGAGACAATGGCAAAAAGATATGTTGGTACGTTCGGAGCAATGTCTAAGTCATTCGGATTCTCGGAACAGCAGGCTTATGATATGTCAACAGCTCTGACACAGCTGACTGGTGATGTAGCATCGTTCTATAACATCAGTCAAGACTTGGCTTACATCAAGCTGAAATCAGTGTTTACAGGTGAGACCGAGACATTGAAAGATCTCGGCGTGGTAATGACCCAGACTGCCCTCGACCAGTATGCGCTGGCAAATGGCTACGGAAAAACCACATCTGAGATGACAGAGCAGGAGAAAGTTGCCCTCCGTCTGGCTTTTGTTCAGAAACAGTTATCAGCTGCGTCCGGTGACTTCATTCGTACTTCTGACAGCTGGGCGAACCAAGTACGCGTGATGCAGTTACAGTTACAGTCGCTCAAAGCAACAGTCGGACAGGGATTAATTAATATTTTTGCACCTGTCCTGAAAGTAATCAATGTTCTGCTCGGTAAGCTGGCAACTCTGGCGAATGCTTTCAAAAGTTTTACGGAACTAATAACCGGCAAGAAATCATCAGGCCAGACAAGCGGAAGTGGAGCAGGCCTTACAGGCGATGCAAGCGGCGTGCAGGATACGGCAGATGCTTACGGACAGGCGGCAGACAACGCCGGTAAGTTAGCGGATTCTACGGAAGATGTTGCCGATGCCACAAAAGATGCGGCGAAAGCGGCGAATGGATATCTTAATCCGCTCGATGAGATTAGCAGATATTCTTCTCAGACTGCAACTTCTACTTCCTCTCCATCTGCCGGAAAAGGAACCGGAGAAACATCCGGCGGCCTTGGTGGAACCGTTGGGAATGTAGACTATGGAAATCTGGCAAAAGGTGAAGATGCTCTCTCAAAAATGAGTCCGGTTCTTGACGGAATCGTTAAACGTTTTAAAGAACTTGCAGGCCTTTTCAAAAAAGGCTTCTGGGAGGGCCTTGGCGATTATAAGCCTGTGCTGAAAGATCTTAAAAAGAACATAAATTCGATAAAAAAGTCTTTAAAAAGTATATTCACCGATCCGGCCGTTTTGAGTGCATCAAGTAAATTTGCCGATTCCTTAGCATTAAATTTTGGAAAAGTAACTGGCTCTATAGCCAGAATCGGGCTGACGATAGCGCAAAACTTTGTTGGTGGAATTGCGAAGTACCTGTCTCAAAATACAGATCGAATAAAAAAGCACATAGTCAACATGTTTGACATCGGAACGGAAATTTCGGATATCATTGGAAACTTCTCAGTCGCTTTTGCAGATGTTTTTTCTGCTTTTGGCGGAGAAACAGCGCAGCAGCTGACGGCTGATGTTATCGGAATTTTTGCGCAGATTGAAATGACTGCTGTGGAGCTTTGTGCAAAACTTGGTCGAGATATGCTGAATATGATCGCAAAACCGTTCATCGAGAACAAAGATCTCTTGAAAAGTGCTATCGAAGGATCACTGAAAGTCATTGAAACCGTAACAAGCGGCATCCTTGCAACGATACAGACACTTGGCAATCTGATACAGAAACTCTATGACGAGCATTTGAAACCGTTTTTTGACTCAATCGCAAACGGAATCTCAAGCATATCAAAAACAACGCTGACTGTATATAACACATACATTCTTCCGGTTTTACAAGGATTAGCGGACAAGCTGAAAGGCTTAATGACAGGTGCGCTCGGCGAAACGTTTGCAAAAATTGAAACATTCTTGGGGAAAATTATTGATGTTCTTAAACTCCTCTGGGAAAACATATTAGTACCGCTTATAAACTGGATTATAGCAAATGTCGTTCCGGTACTTGCTAAGATTGCAGATATGATAGGCACAAAAGTCATAAACATCGTAAAAACGCTCATAAAAGTGATCGGCGACATAGTTGACGTGTTGAGCGGAGTGATTGACTTTATAGTCGGCGTATATACGGGAGATTGGGAAAAAGCATGGAACGGTGTAAAAGGCATCGCAGAAGGAGCCTGGAACCTGATTAAGGACATTATCCTCGGCGTTTGGGAAACTATCAAATCAGAGACACAGGGTGCGTTAGACATTGTAAAAGGTGTTATCGAACTTGTATTTAATGCAATTAAGTCAATAGTGTTTACAGCTTGGGACTACGTCAAAACTTGCACTACAAACGCTCTAAGTGCATTAAAAACTACGGTATCAACTGGATTTAATGCGATTAGAACCAAAATTTCAAAAACATGGAGCAGTGTGAAAACTAAAACAGCTCAAATTTGGGACAGCATCTCTACAGTTCTTTTTGGAAAATTGGAAAAAATAAAAAGTGCTATAGTTGATAAATTCACTTCGGCAAAAGACACTGTTGTAAGCGTTTTTGAAGGCATAAAAGACACAATTAAAAACACACTTAACAGCGTAATCGGAGTTATTAACGATGCAATCGGAACTGTCAATAGCGCGATAGGTGGAATCGAATCCGCACTCTCATTTGGTCCATGGAAAGTACCGACCCCATTCGGCTCAAAGACTATCGGATTCAGAGCAACTTTTCCAAGAGTTCCAACAGTCCCGTATCTGGCAAAAGGCGCAGTTATCCCACCTCGAAGCGAATTCCTTGCGGTCTTAGGAGACCAGAAACAGGGTAACAACATCGAGACACCGGAAGCTCTGCTCAGAAAGATTGTCCGGGAAGAAACAGCAGGACGGCAGGCAGGCGGTGGAAACTACAGATTTACAGCTCAGATCAATCGCAGAACCCTGTTTGACGAGATGATGAAAGAAGCACAGATGAGACGAGATACAAGCGGCAGAAACCCGTTTGAGATGGCGTAGAAAGGAGAGCGTTATGGAAAAATATAAAATCAACGGAACAGTAATCTGGCAACCGGACAAAGACCTTGCGCTCTCCTTTGCCACGACTTACACGGAATCAAGTCAGAGGACGCAGTACGGTGTAGGCTACTTTACGCCGATGTTTACTGTTGAGCAGTATACATACAAGGCCAGTGATATCCTGATGGCAGAAGCGACTAAAATCTTACAGATGATAGCGAAAGGATATAAATTTACACTTCATTACTTCTCACCATATTACGGTGTTTGGAGAGATGCTCCGTTTTATGTCGGCCAGACGCAAAACATATCTATCGGAGAATTATCAGATGATAGAAAAATACTATCATCGTTAGAATTTAACATGACGGGGGTGGATCCACTATGATTAGCGTAAGCAATGCATTTAGAGAAAAACTAGAAGCTGGTGAACCGGTCAGAATGGTAGTGGATATCACTTTTCCTGACGGAACGAAAAAGACTATTGATGAAGAGATCATGAACGGCGACAACGGGTTTACTGACTGTGCAGAAAGTAGTAGCTTTCCAGTTGGAACATCTGTTTGTAAAACGCTGACATTGAACATTAATAACTATGAAGAGCAGTGGAAAGAATATGAATTTTACAGTGCAAAAATTCATGCATATCTAAAAATCAATAGTCTTGCAGAAAAGATTGACAAAGGAATCTATACAGTAACTACGCCGGAGCAATATTCAGACATCATCACTATCACGGCTCTGGACGATATGTACAAAGCAAATAAAGCGTATACCAGCGGCCTTAAGCTCCCTCAGTCCCTTATAAACCTTGTCAGGGACGCCTGTGAGACTATCGGAATAGGTATGAATCTAACTATGTCACATGGCGATATTATAATAAGAAGCATTCCGGATAACATGACATTCCGCCAACTGTTTGGGTATGCAGCTATGGTTGAATCTGCAAACGCCAGAATTGACTATTCTGGAAATCTCGGATTCATAAAATGGGATTTTGAAAAAGCAGATATTCCTGATTTGAAAAACTATGGAAACCCACCTGTGCTTTCCAGTGACGATATTATTATTACCGGAATCAGAGTCAAAAACGGACAGTCCAATGATGATACAGATTCTGAATATTCTGGAATGTACGGAAAAGAGGGGTATCTTCTTGAACTTGAGAACGAACTGATTGATTCTGACCAGCTCGAAACAGTAGCAAGTATCATCGGTGAACAGATCGTAGGAGCACGATTCCGAAATCTCGAGGGTGATCTGGTATACAACCCGTTGATTGAATTCGGAGATATGGTATATACTTATGACCGCTTAGGCAACAAGTACCTTACTCCGCTGACGGATGTATCTGGCAACGTGGGCGGCCTGACTACAGTTAAGACTCAGGCTGATGATCCGATTCGGGGCAGCAGTGACTACTACAGTGAGGGAACGAAGGCTATAGTGGCAGCACGTCAGATGGTGAAAAAAGAAACATCTGCAAGGGAAGAAGCTGTTAAACGATTGGAACAAAAGATAAGCGATACAAATGCAAGTGGAATGTTCTGTACAGATGTTAGACAAGAAGATGGAAGCACTATTCGGTATCTGCACGACAAGCCTACACTAAAAGAATCATCTAATGTTATTAAAGTTACATCTGAAGCGATCGGAATTAGCAATGATGGAGGCAAAACATATCCATACGGTATAACCCTTGACGGAGAGACTATCACGAGACTTTTATATGCGGAGGGTATTAACGCTGACTATATTAATGCCGGAACGATCCTGGTAAAAGATAAAGATAAAAATGTAATTTTTGAAGCTGACATGGACGCCGGATCAGTATATATCAGCGGAAACGTGCAGATCGGCGGTGGAAAAACACTCGATGAGACATTAAAAGAGTTCTCTGCTTCTGCGAAGAACATGACTATTCAGCTGAGTAATGAGTACCAGGGGATCCCTGTTGATTCTGATGGGAATTATAGCAGCTTTCCAGAATGTTCAACTCAGGTTACGGTGATGTATGGCGCACAGGATATCACGGAGAACTGTTCGTACACTATAACCGAATCTCAGAACATCTCGGGATCCTGGGACGAAGTTGAACACACGTATACAGTTGAAAGCTTAACTGCCGACAGTGGCTGGATTGATATAAGAGCTACTTATCTTGAGAACCTGTCAGTATCGAAACGATTCACGATAGCTAAGCAGTATGCCGGAGAACAGGGTACAGCCGGAAGAACATATTTTATAAATGCCGATGCTGACATTTTGCTGATGGGGGCTGACAAGAAGATTACTCCGAATATTCTGAACCTGAGGCCTTACTATAGAGATGGTCAGGAAGATGCTAAAAACTTTTATGCCTGGTGGACTATCGAAAAAAGCGTCGATAATGGCTCTTCCTGGGAAGATATAAGCACATACAGCACCTCGATGAAGCTGATCCAGATTCAGCTGAACGCGCTGTCTCTTGAAGCACATGACATGATAAGGGCCAGCGCTTATGCCGATAAAGAAAAAACTATACTATGTGATCAGCAGACGTTCCCGGTAGCACTTGACGTTTCTGCTCTGTCTCAGAAAGATATTGTAGAAGCTCTGTCTAATAACGGAGCTTGGAAAGGACTATACTATCTGAACAATGAGCTGTATGTTTCTTTCAATGCGGCGCTCGGGGGAACACTGACACTCGGTGGACAGAACAACGGGAACGGGCTTCTGATCCTTCTTGACGACGAAGGGTCGGAGATAGGCCGGATGTCGTCCGGAGGAATGTCATTTCGAAATTCTGATAACAACATAGTCATAAGAATTAATAAGAGCGGAATGTTCTTCTATGATTCGACTGGTCAAAAAAGAAAAGTGCTTACTGACAGTTCCGGCATCACTATATATACGGATTATACAGACACGAACAACTGGAAAGCTATAAAAATCGGTAAGTACGGAATTTATGCAGTAGAAAAGAGCGGTGGAGTGGAAGATCTCTGGATGGAGGGTGATACCAGCCACCAATGGGATGGATATATTCTAAGATTTTTGAATGATGCAGTTCGTTTAAATGCAAATGCAGTATATACAGACGGTTGTTCGATGGGAAAGAACCTGACTACTTCGGGAACTCTTTCAGTATCTGGTGACACTGGCCTTAAAGGAGATGCTTACGTAGCTGGAAACTTTTCGTTCAGAGACTATAAAGAAGAAGAAGCCAATACAAGCACAAGAAGAAGACCCGTATCATCGGCAAGCGCCGCATTGAACAGGGTAGCTTATCTGTCATCGGCAACACGATCAAATAAAGCCGCATTGACGGTATCGGCCCAGTGGGGTTCGAGTAACTATACTATAAACACTTTATATAACGATTCTGCTTCCGATATCCGATTAAAAGAGAATGTTTTAGACTGCGAAATTAATGCTCTTGATGCGGTCTGCAAAATGCCGGTATGCTCATTCGACTGGAAAGAAACCGGCGTCCATCAGCCGCTCGGACTTGTTGCAGATGATATTGAAAAAATAGATCCGTTACTGGCGCTAGGCGGTGGTGAGAACGAAGATGGAAGCATGAATGTTAAGCAGATTGACAGACTTCTTCTGACCGAATATGCAATTAAAGCAATTCAGGAACTGTCAGCTGTGGTCAAAGAGCAAGGTGACAAAATTAGAGAATTGGAGGGAAAATTGGATGGAATTAAAGGGAATTGACGTATCATCTAATCAGGGGAAACCGGACTGGGCGAAAGTTGCTAAATCCGGTATAAAGTTCGCAATCTTGAGGGTACATCAGAGGGACGGCATTGACAACTCATTCGAGTACAACTACAAGGGATGCAAGAGCAATGGAATCCTTATCGGCGGTTATAAGTATTCATATGCTCTGACACCGGCACAGGCGATTGACGAGGCGGAAGATGTGATTGCCGCACTGAACGGACGGGGACTGGACTTCCCAGTGTTCTACGACCTTGAGTGGTCTAATCAGCGAAAACTCGGTAAACAGGCAGTTGAAAACATTGCAGTTGCCTTTCTGACAAGGATGAAGAAAGCTGGTTATAAGGTCGGTATCTACTGCAATCTGGACTGGTATAATAACGTTTTGACTGATGCACTCAGAAAGTATGAGTGCTGGATTGCTCGATATCCAGCGAATGATAACGGCACTGTCCAGACACGACTGAAGCCATCGGTCGGAATCGGATGGCAGTATTCCAGCAAAGGAAAAGTATCCGGTATCAGCGGAAATGTTGATATGGATGTGTTCTACAAGGACTATAGGGGAGCAGCACAGAAAGGAGAAACAAAAATGGTAAAAATCAGTAACTGCGGACATGATGAGAACGGAAGGTATGCAGGTGGGAAAGCTGGAGATCAGACTGGTACAGAGTATCGGATCATGAACTGGTACAGCAGGCCGTGGCTCTGTGTCCTGAGATTCAATGACGCCAAAATCGCAGCCATGATCGCAGACATGGCGGCAAAAGCAGCCCAAAATAATCTCATTGGGTACGATCAGGGTACTGCCGGAAACAGCAATGACCGGTATTCGTTCTGGCAGCACTTAAAGGCAAGTAACTACGATCCGGCGCAGATCACGGTAGCTTGCGAATCTGATTGCAGTGCGAGTACAGCAGCTATCGTCAAGGGGGCTGGGTATCGCTTAAATAACGCAAAGCTCAAAGCGGTCAGCATCTATCTGACAACACGAAACATGAGGGCCGCAATGAAGACTGCCGGTGCGAAATTACTGACGGATAGTAAGTATCTGACATCCGGTGACTATTTAAAGGCAGGAGATATCCTTCTGAATGATAATCACCACGTGGCTATCGCTGTTACCACCGGTGCAAAAGCAAGTACACCTTCAGCAACACTCACCGGTACCTTCCAGGCAAGACTTCCGATTCTGAGAAAAGGCAGTTCTGGTACAGCTGTGGCAATGCTTCAGGCAATGCTCGGTGTAGAAGCTGACGGACAGTTTGGGAACGATACATATAATTCCCTCAAAGTTTTCCAGAAAAATGTCGGTGTAACTGCAAATGGAACTTGTGGCATTGATACCTGGAAGAGAGTGATTGAGCACATGAAAGCAAATACTAAATGACAAATTAAGCCCCTCGGAGTTAATCCTTGGGGCTTTTTCCTTTTCTGCATTTTTCAATTCTTAGTGCGTTTTCGGACCTGTTTTCCATGTATGCTGGACGTGTTCTTGGAAGATACGCCATAACCGTACTCACTGCAAATCCTGTAATGGTTGAAATCTCACTGGCGCTTTTTCCACGATAATGCAGATCTATGATAGTCGATTGCGTTTCATTGACTATGATGCCTTCCGTAGAAAGCGCTTTCGCTATTCTTTGCCAGTTATATCCGGTAAGCTTGTGAATGCCGGTCAGCGTCTGACTTTCTTCATAAGCTTTCAGTATCTTTTGCGTTGGTGTTTGCATCATTTTTAACTCTCGCATCCTCCTTAACGGCTCTCTCGAGGAGCTGTCTTACATATTCGGGGCACTGACTTTTTCCAGATTCCCAGTTTTCAAGCGTTCGGACCGGTATGTTGTACTGCTTAGAGAACGCTATTCGGGATTCGTCAAGCAGCGCGCGCATCTCAGCTACTTGCATCTTCTGCTCTTGAAGATAGATACGGATATCGGCGTTGAAGTTGATATCGCCAACACCGGTTTTATACCTTTTGCATTTACAAGGTATAATAAGTGTGATATGTTTTTCGGCACAGTTTGCGTACTCGTATATTTTTTCATCGATTATGACATGTTCCGGGTATTCTATAACTGTCGTACCATCGTCAGAGAATACGTCAGCGAAAATGTGGATAAGATTATCGGCAGCCTCCTGCAAAGAATCTCCGAAGAAATCAAAATATCCTCCAGCTCCCCCTCCATGCGTGTAGCATTCTCCATAATTTCTCAATTTCGACATCTTTGAATCGTCAACACTAATAGTCCATTTTCCCATCTCGTTTTCCTCCTTTTTAAATCAAAATTCGTACTCTTCCATGAATCTGTCAATAGCCGGCACGTACATTCTGGCGTATCCATCCATGTAATGTGCTGCACGGCTTACACAGTCAATGTAGCCAACAGTTCTTCTTTTGTAGTCGTTGAAGTAGATTCTTTTGCATGATCCTTTTTGCCACAAGCTAATACTTACAACATTGTTATCTGCTTCCGGGACTGTCATTTCCATGCGCCCTTTGAAGATTTTCTTCTCTATTTTCTTGGCCTCCTCCCATGCTTTTCTCAGACCGGAGGAAATTGTCATTCCGGATTTTTTAACCAGCTCCCATGCTCTTTTCATAATGTTTGATAAGTTGTATTTTTTCATTTTGTTTTCCTCCGTTCCTTTGATGATTATATAATACCACCAATTTGGTGGTGTGTCAATAGAAAGTTTAACATTTTAATTGATTTTTCTTTTTAAATAAGGTATACTTTCAATAGTCGCACAGGGATTGAACTTATGATGTATAGCACCCCGTGTGGCTAGCACAAGTTGATAGTGCAGACTGATTTCGCCGTGCATTGATGAAAGAGCTGTATGTCCCAATTCAGGGGCTGTTAGCAGCGGCACGAGTGGACAGTCAGGAAAAGAGTTGGGCATAAAAACCCGACTCTCTTTTTTGCGTCAAATTGCGACATTTTAATAAGATATAGATTTACATGGTTAGTCACAAATTAGTCACAAGCAAAGTCTAAAAACCCGCATAAACAAAGGATTCTTGAATATTTTCATTAAAATTAGAATAATGAAAATGTCTTTGCAGAATCCCTTGTAAAATGCGGAAAAGCCAGTAAAATCAAGGCTTTGTAGACTTTTGTTAGAGTGATTAAGACAGTTTAAAAGCGATAAAAATAGGAACGGTTAGTCACAGTTAGTCACAAATGGGACTTTTATTTTCTCTATTTCTTCCCGGAGTTCTTCCAGTGTCCTGTGGCCGTACACAGCGTTCGTGACATCGTTTCCGAACGAATGCCCCAGCATCCTCTTCCGGTCGTTCTCCCGGACTCCGTATTTTTCACACAGGGCAGAAAAGGTATGTCGGCAATCGTGTGGCGTGTGTTTCGGGTTTCCGGCTATATTCAAGTGTTCCAGTGTAGGGTAGAAGAGTTTGTCTCTGTGATGTTTTTGCGTATACATTAGAAGCTTTCCTTGTGATTCCATTTTTGATCGAATAAAATCATACACGGCTGAATGGATAGGCACGATCCTGTCTTTTCCGGCTTTTGTTTTAATACCACCCTGATAGTATCTTTCCTCGAGGTTAATTGAAAGCTTTGATACTTCGCCGATTCTCCAGCCAGAATAGCACATGATTAGAATGAGCTGTACTTCCGGATCATCGGCGTTATTCCAGAGGATGCTTAATTCCTCATCCGAAAAGGGCGTGCCGTGCTCCGTGTCGTGAGGCGCATTGTTACGAACATAGAGAGCTTTATTTTCCGTGACAATTTCAGCATACATGGCGTACTTGTACATCTGCTTAAACAATGTCAGTATCATCATTACGCTTTCTCTTTTGAGCGGACAGGTATCTAACACCTCTTGCATGTCAGGAGCCTTTAAATCCTCAAATACGCGGTTGTGGAGTACCGTGCAGTTTAGATATCCGTTCCGGTATGCGCTCTTCGAGCTGTATGATAGTTTTGTTCCCTCAGGGAACTTCCATTTCATGAATTGCTCATATACCTCTGAGAACGTCAATTTGTGCGTTTCCGGGTGTTTTTCCTCTGCGCCCTTAAATGTATTGTAATCTGACAGAATACGGCTTATAAGGGCGTCCGCGTCCGTTGTAGGGGCAATCTCAAGCTCTTTTTCCATACCTGGCTTGTACGTCCCGGCTTTGTATGCTGTCAGAACAGCGAAGCCTTTCAGATAGTCGTCAACGTAGCAGATTGCAGGCGGACGAACTGCTTTTCCCGTTGCGTCAATCGTTGCCGGTGGGTGTACTGCATAGCAGTTTCTTCGACCCTTGCCGAGATAGCGGATAGACCCGAAGCTATTCGGCAACTTTGGGTACTTCTTTCTTTTTGCCATGATTTTCCTCCTTGTATAAAAACAGCCCCTGCCGTTAAGCAGGAGCTAGTCTGGTTTACTCAATCTCGTCAATGTCAAAAGAATATCCAAGGACTTCTCCAACATCTGTGCATTTTCCTTTTAATGTTACTTTATCGCCTTTGGCAAGAGATGCTACCTTTGATTTTTGCTCGTCGTTTTTAATATTACACTGTACGCCGATGATTTCAAAATCGCCATCTGCTGTGAGACTGATGTACTTTCCGGAAGCATCAATGTTACTGAGATTTCCAGTGATCTCAAGGTATTTACCTTTGTATTTATCAGACGCACCCATGGCGTTGCTATCAAGATCGGACATCATATCATTGACGGAAACAGCAGTGTATTCGATCGGTGCAGCTTCTTCTTTTGGTTTAGCAGCAGTTTCTTTCTTTTCTGAAGAAGTAGCGGTTGCTGCGCTTTTATCTGATTCTGAATCACTTTCGCCAGCTACAGCTCCGATGATCGCTCCGACAAGGATTATCAGCACAACCCATTTAAGCTTTCCGCCTTTTAATTTCTTTCGGCACTGCGGGCAGACTTTAGCATCTGCCGGAATCTCTGTTTTACAATATTTGCATCTCTTTGTTTTCTCTTCGCTCATGCTTTATTTCCCTCCAATGACGTAGTTTTCATATTTTTCTCTTATTTTCGCAAGTTCTCTTTGCCTGATCGGGACGATCGCGCCAGATACCATCGTAAAAAAATGGCTTACTTCGCTTACCTCGTCCATATTAACTATATAGCTCTGGTGGCAGCGCAAAAATCTTCCGTCAAGACTCTTTTCGATATCATTGAGCTTTCCTCGTTCCTTGTGTGATATTCCGCACGTGCAATGGATCATTATGTATTTGTTCTGGCTTTCGATGTATTCAATATGCCGGAATTCAGCTCTGTGAAAGTAGTCCTTGTTCTTGATAGTAAGCGTTTTTTCACGGATATTTTCAAGTGTCTGTTCAACAACTGAATACATTCTTCCATGTTCAGAGCCTTTAATGATGTAATGAACCGGCAGCACATCAAGTGCATCAAATACATATTCTTTGCATTCTGTCCAAAAAGTGATATTTCCATAGTATCCGATTTTTCTTAATCTTTTGGCAATCTCTATGCCATTTTCTCCGTTAATGGAGACATCAAGAATTATTATGTCATACCATTCACCATCTGAAACATCGTCGATCAAAGGCTTTCCGCTGGTGTAGGTGGTTAATGTATATCCGCCATCACCATGCTCTTTTAGATATCGGTCAATGCTATTTTTGAAAATCTCAATCCGTAAATTATCATCGTCACAAATCGCAATTTTCATGTAAATCATTCCCTTGTAAACATTGTTTTCGCCATTTGCAAAAAAAAGTGTTTAAATATGTTATTTTTATTATAGCATCATTAAATTTAGTTGTAAATAGACGTTTTTAGGTGATTTATGAAATGAAAATAATCAAAAATATACTAATTATAATAGGAGCTGTGCTTTTGCTTAATTACATTGTTTATTTACCAATGTGTGTAGACGATTATATCCGTGAAGAGTCAGAAGTGTATTCTGTCCAAAATGCGTACAGATCTTTTACCCTACATAAAAATAGCGCCCATGAAATAAAGCAGACCATGCTGCCGTTTTTATTCGCCCTGCCACTAAACAGAAAAGACTATATTTTTGATGTTACGAATAATTTCTATGCAATCATAAACATATCGGTGTATATCTGGCAGTTGCCAAGGGCGAACATTAGTGATATAATAGCAAAAACGAACGAATGTTCGGTTATATTTCCCGCAAACCGGGCATATACTGTAATGTAGGTGGTAGTTGCGACAGGGAGGGTTATTTATGGATTATAAAAAGGAAATTATTGAGATGGTTGAAAAATGCACGAATAATCATTGGATAGAAGTGATTTATATATTTGTGAAAAGGCTAATCGGATAACATTAAAAAAGACAAGGGTTTGCGCATTGCCCTTGTCTTTCTTTTTACTTATTAGAAATCATGTCAATAAGTTTTTCTAAATTGTCCCATCCCTCATCATCCAATCTGGCTAATGCAGACACGAGACGGTGTCGGAAAGAATCTTCTCCAGATTTCATTACGTCTGCAAGCATGGCAGAAATTTGTTTGTCTTTAATTCCGGGTATAAACATATCTCCGTTTCCAGTTCTGAGCCATTCTTCGTTTACGTTAAATTCTCTGCAAACATCATCAATAGTCCGATCTGACGGAACTTTGCTTCCCATTTCAATTTGCGCTACAAAATTCCTACTTATCTTTAGTTTGTCTGCAAATTCTTGCTGAGTTACGTTTAATTCTTTTCGCAACTCTTTAAACCTGTCTTTCAATTTAATTCCTCCTTTCTGAAAATATAATATCATAAAATGTTTACAAAGTCAACAAAAAAGTATTGACAAATGTTGTCTAAGGGACTATACTGTGTTTACAAGGTAAACAAAGGAGGTGGAAAATATGAAACGCCATCCGATTATGGAATATGTGATTCCAGCAATTGTAGCAAGTGTGGCAACAGTTTTAATCCGTTTAGTGCTAGGGTGGTAAGAATCGAAACAATAATCGGAATAGCCACATCTTTCAATAGTAACTTTTTAAATTCATGTTTTCTTTCAGCAATGTAAGATTTTCCCTGTTCGGAAATCGTAATAGAGAGAGTTTTTCCTTTTGCATATCTGACCTGACCGTCTTGATTGATTTTAGGAAAAGATTCTCTATTAACAGAAATCAATTTTTCTTCTTCAAGAAAATTTGAAATTTTGATTTCATTTTCCGATAGAGAAGAATATTCAATTTTTTCTTTGCTTGAAAGATATTTCAAGAAATTAAATTGTTCTTTATTGAGATACACAATATCACCTCCCGTCTACTGGGAGTATATCACAAGAAAGGAGTGAGTACATGTCTGAAAAAGAAAAAAGAATCGTTGAAAAGCTAAAAAACGCGATTCCTAAGATGTCAGAATTTGACAAGGGTTACATTCTCGGAAAGACAGAAAGTTTTTCTGAGAAAAAAGATGATTCTGACCAGAAAGAAAACGGGAAAGGAGTAGATTATGAATAAAATTTTCGTTCCACACGAACTTAAAACAATCGAGGTTGACACAGAAAAGAAAATCTTCCGCATCAACGGAGAGGATTTCGGACGTGAATGTACAGGTTTCATGATTTCCTGTACACCGGATGGTTTCCGTATCGATATGGAAGTGGACGCGACCGTACACTTTGCAAGCTATTCCAATAAGGGAGTACAGAGGGAACAAGGAACGTATTAAGCAGAAGTTCCTTTATGTGAGTCACGCAGAGTACTGTAAGTTCCCAGAAGATAAGAAACATTATATTCTTGGGTATATGGACGGAGTTATTGATTGCAGTAATTCTGACTAGAAAGAAAGTAAGAAAGGAGCATAAAATGAGCGAAGTTGATACTTACATCAAAGAAAATGCAGAAGTTCATCAGTTCGCCGCAGAGGTTGCGAGAATCATATCAGGCATTCCGCAGATGCCAGAGTTCTCATCAGAAATTCTGACTGTAGCCGATGCAAGTCAACTGATTGGACTTCCTATTACAGCAATCCGGGCAGGGATTGTGTATGGATGGTTGCCGATCGGCGTGGCTGTGCAGAATAACAAGCCAGCAAAAAGCCTTTCCGGTGGCCGAATCACATACATCATAAGCCCTAGGAAAGTCTATGAAGTAACTGGTCATGTCTGGAAAGGCAAAGAGGCTCTCAATAAGTGAGTGCTCCGGAGGGAGATTGGACCTCCGCCCCGGAGCTTTGCACCACTAAAACACCTTAGTGGATAGATACATTATAGTTCTCTATCTGCTAATTGTAAAGACAAATAAGAAAAAATAAGGAGAAATTAGCTAGATATGAGTGAAATTAAAAACGAAAATCAGCCAACATGGGCTGACATTGAAGTAGCACTTGCGACTGAGATCGTCGAGGAAAGCAAGAAAAAGTCAAGAAAGTGGTTCACAGCGTGGGTTGTAACAGTAGCCGCACTGGTGGCAAGCAATCTTGCGTGGATCATAGGAGGCATTAGTGAATAATCTGAAAAACATCATCTGCGCCGCATTAATCGGAGGTTTTTCCACGTTCCTTCCGTTCTGGCAGTGGGGCGGACCGGGCAGGCAGCTTTTTGCGGCGGCGATGACCACGATGATCATATATGGAATCCTCTGGGACATTGATACGCCAGAGAGAAAGGAGAATGAAAATGTTTGAGGAGGAAATCAAAGAGCTTTTTGAATTATCATGGAGAGTAATGAATGAAACAGATTTTTTCGTTTCGTTCGGGATCGGCGCGCATGTTCATTTCTGTGACATTGATGTCATGAATTCAAAATGGGAGCCAGGCAAAATACCGGACGCTCATTACACTATATATACTGACAGTGAAGCGCTTGAAGAGGAATCAGCTGAACAGTGCAAGCTTGCAAAAGCGCATCTTCTTAGACTCTTAATAGACGGGAGGTGTCCGTTAAATATTGAATCAGATGGAGTTGAAGCTCCTGCCAACAATGGAACTGATAACAACGGCGAACGAGCTTCTGGAGGAACTGAACAGACGGAAAGCATACATTCTTGACTGGGAGAACCCGGACATGTATCTGAATCATCTTGAATATCATTGTGCTGGTGGAATCTTTCCAAACGGCGAGCAGAATCCGGCGAGAGGAGATGGCTCTGACAATGTTTACTGTTTCTTTAGTGAGGTGAAAAAAGATGCAGGAGAGAATTGATGAAATCCTCGCCCTGATAGATGAGCAGCTTTCCCTTGTAGCTGATAACTACATTGAAAGTTCGTACAAGGCGAGGACACTGGCGAGCTACGTACAAGCTCTAAATGGGCTTTTAACGGCTCAGAAATCATATAAGGAGGAAAGTATCAATGAATAAGAAGAGTGAAATGGTTGTGTCTTGCAACAGTCTTACGGTAGATACTACGGGATTGCAGGAATTATTAAATGCAGGCATTAAAACCGCGACAGAAATTGGAGTGGCAGCAGGAGCAAAGATTTATGTAGGAAGACGTGTTTTGTGGAATGTATCTAAGATTAAAACGTATTTGGACGAGATAAGTACAGGAGGAAAAGACAGTGAGCGAATTTGAAATCCGTATTCCGGCAAGAAAGAAGCAGCCGGCAACTGACAAGGATAACCCGGTTGTGAAAGTATCAACAGACGCATACAACGCACTGGTTGAAATCTATAATGAATCAACCTTATCCATGAAAGATATCGCAAGTTTACTGATTATTGAGGGCAGTAAGCATGTGGTTTATGACAAGGAGGAATAGAAGTGAATATATATGAGAAGTTAGGGATTATTCAGTCAAAGCTGAAAGCCCCTAAAGGACAGTACAATTCCTTCGGGAAGTACAAATACAGGAGCTGTGAGGACATTCTGGAAGCTGTAAAACCACTCCTGGCAGAAACAAAGACTGTGTTAAGCGTCACAGATCGGATGGAAGTTGTTGGAGACAGAATATATGTCAGAGCAGAAGCTCATCTGAATGACTGCGAAGATACCGGCGAGATTACAACTGTTGCTTATGCAAGGGAAGAAGAGTCTAAGAAAGGTATGGATTCTTCACAGGTGACAGGTGCCGCTTCGTCTTATGCCAGAAAATACGCTTTAAATGGGCTGTTCTGTATTGATGATAACAAAGACAGCGATTCTACTAATACAGGGGAGAAAGTAAAAACGCCCGGTAGGAAAGCGGAACCGACAAAAGAAACCGAGATGATTAGTTCCGAGACTACTATGTCAATCAAAAACATTATTGATAAGTACCCGGAAGCTAAACTTTTAGACCAGATCAAGGCCCGTTTCAAGGTAAATGACATCAAGTCACTTACAAAAGAGAAAGGGCATAAATGTCTCAAAATGTTAATTGACTATGATAAACAGCATGTGGAAAAGGAGTAGCAGCATGAATAAAGTAATTCTTACAGGAAGATTTACACGTGATCCAGAAGTCAGGTATACCAACGATGGAACGTCTATTGCAAGGTTTTCTATTGCGGTAAACAGAAGGTTCGCGAAAGAGGGTTCCGATCAGAAAGCAGATTTCTTGAATTGTATTGCTTTCGGAAAGTCGGCAGAATTTATCGAGAAATATTTTTTTAAAGGAATGAAAGTGGACTTATCTGGTAGGATCCAGACCGGCAGTTACACCAATCGTGATGGACAGAAGGTATACACAACAGACATTGTTGTGGAAGAGATTGAGTTTGGCGAAAGCAAAGGTTCTAATCAGAGTCAGCAGAAGCCGGAGACGCCGCATCCAGAAACAGACCCAGACGGATTTATGAGTATTCCAGATGGAATTGACGAGGAGTTGCCGTTCGCATGATACAAATTGACAGTAGGGAACATCAGAAAGTTATTGATGGCATTAAGAAAGCATTTGATGCAGCAGGGGAAAAATGGTTCGTGTCGAAGCTCTACGTCGGGGATTACATGAATTATGACAACCCTCGACTGGTTGTTGACCGAAAGCAAAATCTCTCCGAATTATGCGGTAATGTATGCCAGCAGCATGAAAGATTTCGTGCTGAGATTATCCGGGCAAACGAAGCAGGAATAAAGCTCATATTTCTGTGTGAGCATGGAAAAGGGATTGAAAAGCTGGACGATGTGCTCTGGTGGGAGAATCCTCGTGGAAAGAAAAGAGTCAAGAAAAACGGTGTCTGGGTGGAACAGGAGCAGAAAGTCATGCACGGTGATGTTTTGTATAAAATCCTCTGCACGATGCAGCGGAAATATGGCGTTGAATTTCTGTTTTGTGACAAGAAAGACACCGGAAAAAGGATTTTGGAGATTCTGTTAAATGGATAAAGAAACAATTAAACAGCAGCACAGTATGAGAGATGTTCTGAGCAGATACGGAATGGTTCCGAACAGAGCCGGATTTATAAATTGTCCTTTTCACCCGAAAGACCGCACTGCATCCATGAAAATCTATAAAGACAGCTATTATTGTTTCGGTTGTGGTGCAACAGGTGACATATTTACATTCGTTCAGAGCATGGATAATTGCGATTTTAAGACAGCTTTTACCATACTTGGAGGAACTTACCAGAAACCAGATTTCTCTTCCAGAATGGCAATATACCACCACCAGAAGCAGATGGAAATGAAGCGTAAAGAGGAGCAGAAAAAAAAAGCTGAATTGGATGAATGCTTGTCTGATATTGACTTTTATCGGGCGGAAATTGAGCGATGGAATCCTCTTTCTGACAGATGGTGTGAAGCATGGAATAAGCTGCAACTTGCTTTGTATCACCATGGATTCATAACAGGACTGGAAGAAGGTGATTAAAAGTGGAAATGATAAGCAAGCTCACGAAGGACTCTATTCTGGATGAAGAAGTGTTTGACGAGATATTTAGTCAGGAAGATGAGATATACAAGGCGCGTCTTACACTGACCCTTCTGGACAGAGCCAAGGAGCTTGGTGTAAAGAAAAAATTCGAAGATTTGCTGAAAGCTTACACGAAAGTACAGAAGCAGATGATCGAGAAAGAAAAAAGCAGCAAGGCTGTTTCGATGCTAGACCAGTGGACTAATTTCTCTGATTGTGAATATGACCGAATGAAATGTCTCAACTGGATAGCAGACGATGATGGGATCAGAATTTCAAACACTAATCCAGGATCGCCGGATATTATAGCCTGTTATCATCCTATACTTCCAATAGAGCGAATGAAGAATCTGGAGACTGGAGAAGAACAGATAAAACTAATCTATAAGAGGAATAATAAATGGTCTGAGGTTATTGTGCCGAAAACTATGGTTGCATCATCTACTAAAATCGTTGGATTATCTGCACTTGGGATTTCAGTGACATCTGAGAATGCGAAGTTTCTTGTGCGGTATCTGTCAGATGTTGAGAATGCAAATGATGATTATATCAACATTCAGTATTCATCAAGCAAAATCGGGTGGATCAGGGATTATTTCCTTCCCTATGACAAGGATATTGTATTCGATGGAGATATGAGGTTTCGACAGTTATACGAAAGTATCAGTGTAGGCGGCAGCAGAACAGAGTGGTATGAGCACGTAAAAAAGGTTCGTGCTACCGGAAGAATAGAGCCGAAAATCATGTTGGCTGCAAGCTTCGCTAGTATTCTGATCAAACTGGTCGGCGCTCTCCCATTTTTTGTAGACCTCTGGGGAGAAACTGAAGGTGGTAAGACCGTAACGCTTATGTTGGGGGCTTCCGTCTGGGCGAATCCGGGTGAATCTAGGTATATAGGAGACTTCAAGACAACGGATGTAGCCCTGGAAGCAAAATCTGATATGCTCAACAATCTTCCGCTAATTCTGGATGATACTTCCAAAGTATCTGCCAAAATCAGAGATAACTTCGAGGGTATTGTGTACGACCTGTGTTCCGGCAAAGGAAAGAGTCGTTCTAATAAGGAATTGGGCGTGAACCGGGAGAACCGCTGGCAGAACTGTATTCTGACCAATGGTGAGCGTCCGCTTGCCGGATATGTCAGTCAAGGTGGAGCCATTAACCGAATTATTGAGGTTGAGTGTTCCGAAAAGATATTTGATGATCCGCAGCTTACCGCAGATACCCTCAAAAAGAACTACGGATATGCAGGAATCGACTTTGTGAACGCAGTCAAGGAAATGTCCATTGATGATATAAAAGCCCTGCAAAAGCACTATCAGGGGCTTATACAGGACGATGATAAAATGCAGAAGCAGAGTATATCTATGAGTATCATTTTGGCAGCAGATAAGATCGCAACAGATCAGCTATTCCATGATGACCAGTACATTGACATTGAGACAGCAAAGAGTCTCCTGACGGAGAAAGAAATGGTGTCTGAAAACGAACGTGCTTACTGGTTCGTGGTTGATAAGATCGCTATGAACGGAATTAAGTTCGATGACAACCCGGATATCAAGACAGAAAGATGGGGAGCCATTGACAGCGATCCGGTAGAGAAGACGTCAACCGCAATAATCTATAGTGCTGCGTTCGATGATCTGTGCAAAATTGGAAAATTCTCCAGAAAGGCTTTCCTATCATGGGCTGTTAAGAAGGGACTTGTGGAAACCGACAGCAGAGGTTATCCGACCAAAGCGAAGAAGCTGGACGGAATTGTCACCAAATGCGTGTTCTTGAAAATTGTAGATGAGATTCCGAAAGGATTCGTTAATTGT